GAGGATTGGCAACAATGCGAATCCGATGGTTTCTTTGGCTTCATCGAATGTGACTTTGAGTCTTTCCATTCGGCCTGCGAAGGTGTTTGCGTTGGCTGTGGCTGCGCCTGCAAAGAGATCAGACAAGCGGCCTTGAACCTGCTCGAATGACATGGCCTTGAGTTCAGCTGATGAGAGTCCGATACCTAATTTGCCAAGTGCGGCTGTGTTGCCGTCATAGGCCTTTCCTAAGGCGTTAGCGACCCCTTCCAGCGGCTTTCCGGTCTGTGCTGATACATCCAGTGCCAAAGCCAGCAATTCCTGCGCCTTGCCAGCATTTTGAGTGCTAAGGGATAGGCGAGCCATCGCCGGACGAAGCTGGTCATCGCTGACGCCTGTGGCCAATGACATTTTGAGAATTTGCTTTTCAACGGCTGCGATTTGGTCATCAGTTGCCCCGGTTGCGTTACGAAGCGCACCGGCAAGTTTGACCTGTGCAGCTTCATCAGCGATTGCAGCCTTTACGCCATCGATGCCAATCTTGACGGCGTAAGCACCTGCGGCAGCGGCGGCAGCGGCAAATGCCAGGCCTGCCTTTTTACCAAAATCTGAAATCTTGCTCGATGATGATTCAACGTCGCTATTCGCCGCCTTCAGCGATTTGTTCAGCTGATCGACGTCGGCAAGTATCGAAAGTTTAAGCGTTCTTGATCCGGTTGCCATCAGCCCCACTCCTTCAAAATCTTATCGAATGAATTTTCCCACTCATTGATGATGTACGGCTGTTCGGCACGCAGTGTTGGATAAATGAACCATCCACGCGATCCACGGCCTTCGCGACCTGACCACACTGGAAATTGCTTAAAACGGTTTGATCCGAATTCCGAACCGCCCCAAAGCTGTTGAGTCGTAGCTCCACCACTGAATTTTTGACTGACAAAACCAAATGAAATTTCGCCGATTTTGCTTGACTTACTGACACGTGATCCATCAGCAATGCGAGACGCCACATTTCGTGATTGCAACGTCTGCGCCTTGCCTTGAATCTTGCCCTGTAAATATGAAGCGAGTGCATTTGATGACACTTTGGCTTCCTGGATAGCCTGGTCATCCATTGCCTTGAAAGCTTTGAGGACGCCACGAAGGTCGCTTTTATCGTAGGCGATTGCCTCATCGACCATTTTGCGCTTCCTTTCGTTCTGCCAAAATCTCCAATGCTGTCAAAATGTCATCGGCATCAATCCAATGTTGCATTGGGATTCCGGTTTCCAAAGCAAGTCCGACGATTATTCTCCCGATGCTTCCAGGTCTGTGGCTTTTGGGTTTGCCTCATCCACGACCACATTCGCAACGGTGTCGCACCAAATATCGATTGGCTTGACTGGCTGGCCAGCGGCTTCACGCTTCATGGCGTGATAGGCGAGAAAGAGAAGATCAGAAATTCCGATCTTCCCTGTCGCGTCGCTGACAAGCTTTCCGGTGTCCTTTTCCCACTTGCGCCACTCTGGTGGTTGCGCCACGTAGGTTTCAGACTTGCCTGACATGTATTCGATTGTGATTTCTAGTCTCATTTTTACTCCCGATGGTTTCTGTTAGTCGAGTGCCGGTGTGGTCACACAAGTGAATGAAAGTGATGCTGTGAGTGCATCAGGTGCAGTGCCGCCCAAAGCCGGGAAGATTGGCTGAACGCTGAACGCGTATGCAACGCCTGCGACTGTGAAAAGCACTGGCAAAGCTGTATTTGGTGCAGACGCAGCTGCGTTCCAAAGAGCTTCGCAAAGTGAAGTCGCTGCGCCAAAGTCCTGAAGCATTTCGACCGCGAAAGTACCCTGCGTATCAGTGGTGTAATAAGCCTTACCATCGAGTGTCTGATAGGTATTGATCGTCGAATCGATTGTGAGTGTTGCTGAAGTAGCTTGAGCATCAAACGTATCACCATCAATGGTGAATGTGATGTCTCTACCTGTGATGATAGTCGTTGCCATTTTGTCTCCTAGTTGTTTTCCTGTGTGAAATAAGTCGAGACATTCAAATCTGCAACGAGCAAATTTGACGCACCGACTGAAACGATTGACGGCCTTTGGACATCGCCGACCACGTATCCTGCGGGCATTGCCCCCAAAATGCTGATGATGAGTGCTTCGAGTTGATCCAAAGCACCTGAATTTGCGTTATTCGCAACGGCTGCCGTCACGATAAAATTGACTTTGACTTTGGTGACTGCACCATTCAAAAGTGTGCTTTCAAGCCAGGGTGAATCCGGGATGATGACGCAGGCCGGTGGGATGACCGCTTCCGGTGCTACCGGATAGACCGATGCCGCAACGCCTGAAAGAGCCGTAGCCAATTCGGTACGGACATCGAGCAATGATGTCACTGGCATATTGAGTCCACATCGTAAAATGCAGAAATTAAACCAATCACACGATTTTGTAAGCTGCGACCCATGCGGAATGGCGTTGGGGCAAAATCAACGCCTTCAATTTGGCCACCTGGGGCTGTAACGCTTTGGAAGATTTCTGTTGAGACGATAAGTACCGCCGTTTTTACTGGGGCTACGTTGGCATAGATTTCAGCTGCCGAGCCGCCATCGAGTGTGATCGTTCCCGCCGGAATCACTGGGGTGGTAATGCGATCGGCTTCATCTACTACGCAGCTGACCTGGAAAGGCTTGACGGAATCAGTGCTGACTGTATATGGGCCATCGAGTCCATTACCGACGCCGGCGAGAATGACCCCTTGCCCCTGGACGAAAAAATTTGGACGTAGGGTGTCGATGTAAAGCACATCATTTTTGATGGTCGTTGCAACGACTGCACTTTGATATTGAGTAAGCATTGGCAAGATTGTTGCCTCTGCGCTATCAATTACCTGATCTAGATAAGCATCAGGAAAAAGGGAATCAGAGACGCCAAGCACTGCACGTAGTTCATCAGCCGTGATGATGTATGGCATCTCTGATCCTTTCTTCGACTCGGCCGGTTCGGGAGAGACCCGGCCGATGATTAATGGGTGGGATTAGTCCTTGTTGAAAGCGTAAGCACCGGCAGCGATCTTTGTCGCTGTTGCGCCGTAGCCGTACATGAGAATTCCGATTGAACCATCTGAAATGATGTTCGTGCGGAGTTCTAGGCGTGGGCTTTCATACCATGTGTACGCATCGCGGTTGATGACGTACATTGAGTCATCGCCTGTACCTGTGAGTGCTGTATCGACCCAAAGATCGATGCCGTTCACTGATCCGCGAAGGCTACGTGGCTGTGCATTTCCAGCTGCGTTCATTGGCTGCAAAGCGTTGTAGATTGGTCGGCCTGCATCGTTGAATGACATGATGCGACCCCACATTGCAGGTGAAACAACGATTGCATCTGCAAACTTAAATGTGTTTTCATAAACGCTGACTGCGCCATTTGAAATCCATGTAAGAAGTTCAGCTGCGGTGATGTCTGTTCCATAACCAGTTGCAGTCTTTGTTGCGCCTGCAATGATTTGTGCAGAGTTATATTCGTTAGTTGCACGAGCATATTGTGAAGAAAGATTTGAAATCAATTCAGAGAAGAAGAGTGGATCAGATCGGTCTGCGAGTTCCACTGACATGACCTGGCTACCCTTGAAGGACTTGACGTCCACGTTGATGAATTCAGATTCCATGACTGTTGGTGTCACTGGATCGAGTTCGTCGATCTGTGCTACCGCAGGCAATACGGAAATCTTTGGAATCTGGAACACAAGGCCAGCGGTCGGCAAAGTACCATTCGAAATGGAATCAATTGAAGCTCTTACATTGTCTGCAAGGCCGTTGACTACTTCGCGAAGCTGACGTGTAGGAATTAATCCTGGATTGTCGGTTGATGCTGTTGCTGCGGCGATAAATGCACGTGATTCCTCTGAACCACGCATCGCTGCGACTTTGTGCATTAGGTAGGTTTCAGGTGAAACCACTGGGTTGCGTGTTGCGATGAAATTGACAGGCTTTGCAACTGATGCTGCCTGGATTGGTGCTGAAGCCTCTACCGATTCGGCGGTTGGCTCTTTGTCGGTGTTTTCCACGACATCTCCTTCTGTTTGTGTGGTTGTGGCTTCTGCTTCATCGGTTGATGATTCAGAATCTTCGGGTGCTGTTGTAGCTGCGACATTTGATACACGTGCTGAATCAAATGCTGGGTTATGCGTCAAAGCGACGCCAACCAAATCGGCAGAATTGACGATCATTGTTCCATCCTTTGCGTGATTGAAATCGATTGCGTTTGCTTCCACACTGAATCCATCACGAAGGCCGTCCATTGCTTCCTGAATTGCATCAGTGCCGGCAGTGGTCTTTGAGATTTTGAATGTGGCTTCGATTGAATTTCCATCCGGTGAAAGTTCCATCGAAAGAGTTTTCCCGATTGGTCGGGCTGAATCGTGTTCCAGGTTGAGTTTTACATTGGCTGGATTAAGCGATCCACGTTGAAACATCACCTTTCCGGTTGATGCTGTGGCAGGTACGCCAAATTCAACGATTTTGCCTGTGATGGTTCGTGCCTCTGAATCGGCAGCTGTAATTGTGAATGGTGTTGTCACTTTCATCGGATCATGTCCTCTGCTTGTCGGATTTCTTCAACTGTGATTGCTGGGTTGCCCTCGGCGTCCACAATTGAATTCAGTGTCTTGTAAATATTGGCTCTTTCAAGATCAGAGCCGCGTAGATAATCGCTTAGATCGTATTCGACTCGCTGTGATTGCGGTACGAAGTCCGGCATTGAAAGACGTTCGGAAATTGAAGTCATCAGCGGAATCAAAGAGAAGTCCAGCAAAGATTGACGCTGATTTGTCGCATTGCTGTACGTCATCGATGATCCAGTTTCGGCGTCCACGTAATAGGCCGGGATTCCCAAAGCTCTTGCGAGTTCGGTGGAAACGTAGGATCGGGCTTGATTGAGCTGCAATTTTTCAGGGTCGAATCCGACTGCTTCCATCGTGACATCGGCATTGAGAAATGCTGTGCTGCGATTGCGTCGAGCTGTGCCCCATGAATCGAGAAGCTTTGTGATTCGGTCTGCGGGTAATGCCGTGCCGTTGCTCTTAAGCACCATTGACGGAACTGGTTCGCGTGCGTACATCGCAGCGGCACGTTCTAATTCCGCACCTGTGCGGATGGTCTTGCCAGCACGATTCAAAAGTCCTTCATCGTTGCCGTTAAATACGACCAATGATCCGATTCCTGAATTTGGCACCGGTGTTCCATCGACCATGTAATATTCAATTTCAGTGGCCAGTGAATTTGTCTGAATAGTCACGCGAGCCGGTGAAACTCGTTGAACGCTTCGTACTCTAAATGTGTCTGCAAATAATTCTGTGATTTGCCAATATGC